GCTTTCTTGCCTCTCGCCACCATCCCTGAATTAGAAACTTGGATTGAGACTTGGGCATTTAACGAAACTATTCATAGTCGTAGTTACACACATATTATTCGTAATGTGTTTAGCGATCCGAGTAAAGTATTTGATGAGCTAATGGAGTTAGATGAAATCGTTGCCTGTGCTCAAGACATTAGCCGTTACTACGATGACTTGATTGAAGCAAGTGGTTGGTATCGTATGCTAGGTGTAGGCAAGCACACCGTCAATGGTAAAGAAATTGTAGTAGATATGTATGACCTAAAGCGTAAGCTATGGTTATGCTTAAACTCTGTAAATGCTTTAGAAGGTATTCGCTTTTACGTAAGTTTTGCTTGCTCGTGGGCATTTGCTGAACTTAAAAAGATGGAAGGCAATGCTAAGATTATTAAGTTAATTGCACGTGATGAAAACATTCACCTAGGATCAACACAGACTTTATTAAAGCTATTGCCGCAAGATGATCCAGACTATGCACTACTAAAGATTGAAACTAAAGCTGAGTGTGAACGTATGTTCCTAAGTGCCGCACAACAAGAAAAAGATTGGGCCAAGTACTTGTTTAAAGACGGATCAATGATTGGTCTTAACGAAGTATTGTTGGCACAGTACGTAGACTGGTTAACTTGTAAGCGTATGACGGCAGTAGGCTTAGACTGTGGTATGAAGCCAGGATCAAGTAATCCGTTACCTTGGACAGCTAAATGGATTGCCGGTAGTGAAGTACAAGTAGCACCACAAGAAACAGAAATCACCACTTACGTCATTGGTGGAACAAAACAAGACGTTGATAACAATACATTCAAGGGCTTTAGTCTTTAATGTCAAAAAAAAAGTTATTGGTTGTTGGCTGTAGTTTTGTAAGAGCCAGTTGGCCAGACCTTTTACCCCAAGACACATACGAAGTTGTTAATTTAGGTTCAGGTGGATCTGGCAATCGTTACATTGCAGATGCCACCTTTAACTATTTGTTTGACAACACCGTTGATGCTGTTATTGTAAGCTGGTCAGGATTAACAAGGCTAGATAAAATCATTGACTGCCCGGATCAATTTTCTGATTATTTTTATCGAGGAGATACTGGTGGTCAAAGATATATCGCATCTGGTGGCGCACAGCCTGGATCAAGTTGGCAACAATATAACTTAGCTCGACTACTATTTGAATCGGACTATAAATTTTTAGACCGTCGACAATACGGGTATTTGACATTAATGGAAATTTTAAAATTACAAAGTTTTTTAAAGTTAAATAATATCACATACTACTTTACATCTTATGTAAATTATTGGGGTCAAGAAGATTGTGTAATTAAGTCAACACCAGATTTTCATTTAAGATCGATACCAGAATTAGTTCCACTAATTAATCGAATTGACTTTGATAGATTTTTATTTGTCAACGATGGTGAGCCCAAGACATTACAGGATGTAGCTATAGAATTAAACAATTTTGATGCAGATGGTTTTCATCCAGGGCCAGAAGCAAAACAAAAATTTGTTGAAATGTTGTTACCGGTATTATCAGAAAATATACAGTAAGGAGTAAAAATAATGATAACAGTATACTCAAAAGCTAATTGCCCATTTTGCGTACAGGCAAAAAATTTATTAACTTTAAAGGGCGTGGTATACGAAGAAATTCGTATTGACCAAGATACAGAAGCACGTGAATTTATTGTGGGTGAAGGTCATCGTACAGTACCGCAAATTTACCAAGATGGTAAATTGCTAGTAGAAGGCGGATTTCAAGGGCTAAGTAAACAGCCAGAAGAATTTTTCAATCAATTAAAAGGATAATCGATGTTAATCAATAAAGGATACTCCGCGGGAGATATTGTGTGTTTCAAAGTAGTCAACGGTGATGAAATCGTTGCAAAAATCGTAGAAACAACCGATGATGGATTTGTAATTAATCGTCCATGTACTGTTATTCCTAGTCAGCAGGGCCTAGGACTTATGCAGAGCCTAATTTCTGCGGATATAAATAATAACATAACGCTGAAAAATCAACATGTAATTATGCATGGCCCAGTTATAACTGATATTGAAAATCACTATATCCGCACTACAACAGGAATTCAGCCAGCTAAATCAGGAATTATAACATAAATGGCCGGACTTATACCAATGGGATTACATGGAACGATGACACCACCTCTATGGGGGCCGTCGGGGGTAGCATTAACAGTTACTCCTAACATTTATATAGAAGGACGTCCTATAGCTACAGAATTGTCTGATGTAACTCCACACGGTAATTTTGAAGATCCCGAAGCGCCAGGATTTAATCCATTGTGTGCTGACGCGGTTGTAATTGAAGGAGCTCCTAGAGTAATGGCCGGGCCTGGACATTTTGGAGTAGCCCACTTGGCTAGTATGTGTAGCTGTGGATTTCATCAACTTGCATTAATTCCAGCCGTTAAAACCTACGTGGGTGTTTAACTGACATGGCATCAGCAATACAACTAATTGCAACTAACACCATTATCAATGGTCAAGGTTTGTACACTAATGCTAATATCTTAACAGAAATTTCCACATTTCATAATCATCAACCTATTCAATTTTTAGCAAATGTTTACTCAACTGCCACAACAGCCAACGCTAATATTATTGCAAATCTGTTTACGGCTTTGTCACCGATATCAACAGTTAACTCGGGATTCCTGATTGATTTATATCCGCCGGATGTGTCTCCTTCTGCTAGTACCGGAATAGCCTATTACGGCAACGCAAGTATCGGTTCACAACGCATTGCTAGTTTTAGTGGAACGGTATTGGGGCAGGCTACTGCTCCGTTTGGTGGCGGTGGTGTTGCCGGTATGCAGAGATTTGCCAACGTTTATTCTACTGTATATGGATATACAGCAACAACATTTGATACAGTGGCCAGTGTTGGTATATTGCAAGGTAAGACGTATGCTCAAAGTGGACTAGGATATACTGGACCAGTAGATTTAGTGACTAACGGACTTAACAGTAATGGAGCATTAATAGCTCAAATTGTTGGTGGTTGGGGTACAATGTACGATATTAGCAATATTAGCAAGTGTGGCGACATTTATGTATTTGGTCAGAATATATTAAATCAGGGACTAGGTAATTATGGCAATTTAGCTACTCAATTAACTAACGCTGGTTTAAACATTTATAATTTATCCCAAGTTGTGCCTAGTAAGACCGTGATAACTCAAGCACCAACAAGTTTTGCAGCCACTACACCGATTGGCACAATTAATCTACCTACTATTGGCAATGTAACAACTACTACATCGGCTATCGGTAATAGTCCCGATGTAGTGACGTCAATATATGCATCTGTCACTGGCACTGATTTAGAAGCCATACTAACTGCAACTGGGATTACTACTAGCGGATCCGGACTTAATACACTAGCAGATTACTTAAATTTTGAAAAAGTTGTCGGTAGTACAAATTATGCTCAACTTAAAACATTAGGCATAACCGACTTTGCTAGTTTTGGTCAGTATTTAAATTCCAAGATAGGAAAAGGTTTATATACATCTTGGAAAGATTTAGCCGCATTCTTGTTAACTATTGAAGTTCCAAATATACCACATACTAATGCATCTGCCAATGATGCTATACTACCAGCCGGAATAGCTGCAGGCTTGCTAAACTCATATGGCACGGGAACTGGGCCGTTTAACACAATGATATTATCGGACTTCTTGGGCGCAGTATCCGGATTCCCTTATACCAATTGGTTTAAAACATTAAATCAAAATTACACAGGGCTAGCCGATAGTGTTGGATTAACGGACATAATGACTAATCTGGATCGAGCTGTTTCTGATTTTGTCAGCGGATTTTCCTACGGCACCGAAGATGTTCCGGGCAGTAATCCAGATATTACTCCAGTTAGTTCAAACGTGTCGGCCTTAGTATCGGCATTAAATTCTGTTCCTACTGGTGCCAGCCAAACAGCCTGGCGTGACGTTTGTAATAAAATAAGTTTGGAAGTATCTAATCTATCTAAGGCAGGTGTTGCATTCAACGCATCTTATCCGCAACTGTTAACAAGTTTTGCTGGCAGAATTGGAAATAGTGGAACTAGTCAAAATGGCAATGCTGCTGATTTATTTTTTGCAAATTTAATCACCAACGATGCTGCAGGTGACACAATTCGTTTAGCATTTGCCGAAACTAATAACACATCAAAATTCAATTTCAAAGGAATTAGCGTTTCCAATGATCCAAATCCTCGCTTGCTAATCAGCCAAGCCGAGGCCCAAAATATCCCATTAAGTACATATATAAACCAGAATAAGTAGGGTTTTATTGACAATATTTTGTCAGAAACACTACTTAGTTTGACTTTGTCTGACTAATATAGTATTATAATGGTATAGATATGAGTTTAAATATCTAACACTTTGAAAAAAGTGTACAACTCTAAAGGAGGACGAAGTATGAAAAAGATAATGCAAGTTATCGTATCAATAATCGCCCTGACCGTAATGGCACCCGGTCATGCAGAAGAAGTACAGTCACAGAGTTTTATCAACACCGTGACAACACAAGCGAAAGACCGCTTGGACAATTTGGTAGATGCTATTATGACACCCATAGTAGATATCAACATCTCAAGCAAGGACGTCGATTGCCTTGCAAAAAATATCTATTACGAAGCTGGTAGTGAACCAGAAGAAGGCAAAGTGGCAGTAGCCATGGTTACCATTAACCGCGTCCGTGATGGACGTTTTGGTAAATCAGTTTGTTCAGTAGTAGATCAACGTACAACACGAGTCAAGTCCATTGAAGTTACAGAAACTCGGATGGTACAGACAGGATTATTTGGACGACCTGAAGCGGTTAAACAAAAATCTCTAGTAGTACAAAATGTTGACGTATGTCAATTTAGTTGGCGTTGTATGTTTGTTCGTAAACCCAAGGACTCAGATGATCGTTGGGCAGCCAGTCAGGAAGTTGCTACACGTTTACTACGAGGCGACTATTCCACTTGGCAAAACAAGTACGGTGACGCACTATATTTCCATTCAACGAGTATTCGTCCAGCTTGGGCGAAATCAAAACAATACTTAAATCGTATTGGTGGACATTATTTTTACTCAGACCGTAGTATCTAAAAATGTTCTTCCCTGCTTTTGAGCGAATAAAGTCCTTGGCCATCCGCCACAGTGGCCGGACTTTTACGCCCGAACGGTTAACACATTTAATTCGTATGCAGTTTCGTGACCCGCAGTTAAGATTTGTTTGTCAACGAACTGACGAAGTTACCGCCAGTAATTTTATTATCAAAGGCGAGTACTATCCTTACGAGGACAGTCAAGACGAAACTTGTCTTTACATCGGATTAGCATTTAGTAAAAAGTGTCGTAGCGTAACTTTTACCAACTACGATTGGGAATCAATTAGCTTCCATCTTGCTGACACTATCACACACGAATATTTACATCGATACTATATTAGAAAAAGAGGCTTTGCTCACGGTAAAGCATATCGTTCATCTACTCAAAGAGATTCGATGAAAGATTATTTAGGTTGCGAGGATGAAATACTTGCTTATGCATTTAACATTGCAAGTGAAATGATAGTGTATAATCAAAAATTAGAACGCACTAGGGTTTATAAATTATATCGTAAATATTTTAGACAAGAACCAAAAGTACTATTACAATTAAAAAAAGAAACAAATAAGTATATTAAACGTCTGGAGCAATCAAATGAGCAAGTTATCCGAAGAATTGGCAGTTGAAGATGGTTTACAAGAAACTGATATTGGCGACGAGGATTATGGATTTATACTTGGCCCAGACGGTGAATTAAAGTCAGTGTTTTTACCTGATGTAATTCCTTTTAAAACTCCCAAAAAAATACAAAAAATATTTAGAATGTTTGGTATTACAGATCCCGAGCAAATAGATAACCCAACTTTACACTAGTTGACCAAAAAATCCCAAAATAGTATAATTATTGTACTATGAATAAGATTGTTGTTAAAATCCCACAAAAAACCCGGGCTCACAGAGTGTTGTTTTTAAGCGACACCCCGTTTAAGCCCAAACGGGTTGAACGCAAGGACTTATATAAGCGTAAGTCTAAGCATCCTAGCCGTGATTCCAACGGTTGACCCAAAATTGCCAAAATGCTATAATACTTGTATAGTAACTAATAAGGAGTTGATATGAGTACAGTTCAGTTTGCAGGTTTTAGCCGTGTCGACGGTGTGTTAAAGTTCCGTACTGCTAACGAAATTAGCCGTGCTCAGCAATTGGCTAAACTTGGTGATACTGACATTAGTATGGCAATCTT